TATGAAAGAGATTTTAGATACCGAAATTTTAGATAAATCGATGTGGAATATGTATCAAACTATGAAAGATGATAACTTTCAATTTGAAGGATATTCAAATGACGATAAAATTATGATGATAAATCATATATTACCATATTTTGAAAAAATTGAGGAGTATGAAATTTGTAAAGAACTTTGTAATCAACTATAAAAATGAAAAAGTATAAAATTGAAGTAAGTGGTAAAGGTGGTGAGGTTTATGTATTTAACCTTACTGATGACCAAAAACAACAACTTGTTGATGGTGATGTTGTTGATGATGGGATGGATGTTACGGAAATTTGTAATATCTTAGAAGTTGATGACTTCTTGGATACTGATGAAGTTGTTTTAGGGTTATACCCAAACCCATATTTGTTGAGTATTAGAGTTTACAACGAAAACGGTGACAAAATTTGGGAGTCTGACGACAATCTAAACCTTCAAACAGAGGATGTTGAATATTTGTTTGAAGACCCAAACACTCTTCTTGTTGAAGATTATATTAAAGGGACTCCTATGATTTATGACCTAGATATTGAGGAGGATTTTGACCCCAAACATTTGGAACCAATTATTGTTAGTGTTGGTGAAGTTATTGAACTAATGACTGGGTTAAAATATAACAATGTGGATTTATCGCAATTCCGTGATTATGGTGACTACTGGAGTAAAGGATATACTTTTTATTTAAATTAATATGTTTATTAAAAACCAAACACCATATAAAGGTAAACTTAGATTGAAATTTGAGAAAAATCCTCATTATTCAAGTGGGGCTAATAAACTAAATAAGGTTCATTTGAATCTTGGTTTTACTAAATTAGTTAGTAGACTTAAAATTAATTATGTAAAGACTGAGGACGGTTTTGGTCAAGAGATTGACCCTGTAAAACTAGAACTTATACAAATGTACACCGATGGTAAGATTGGTGAGCATAAGTTTGGTCCTAATAATGAACACACTTTATATAACTCATTCTTAAGTCAAGATGGTACCTATATTGGTAGTATTGAGGAAGCTTGGTGGTACTTTAAAAATGGTATGACCGTGTGTGATGAATATCCTCGTGGTGTTGCGATTGTATGGAGAACCGCATATGGTTATAAGACAGTTCTTAGTGGTATAGATGGTGTTAAAGGTTATTATGGGTACTCACATCGAGGAGGTAATTTGTTTCAAATAGGTGATAGATTGTTTGATGAAAACTATGTCCCTAAAAAGGAAGATTATCCTGAAGAAGAATGGGATGGGTATGTTAAAAAATTTACCAAAACTTATCAAAAAGGTGATGAATTTGACCAAGAATGGTTATTTTTAGACGGTATTACTAGTGTTATACCATTCAAACGTAGAGGTAAAAAAGTGATAGAAAATTTAGACGACGCTTTACAAGCGGCAATTAATATGTCAAAATACTTAAGCTAAGTTAGAATAATCAACATCAAACTTACTTGATGATGCTATAGCAGCAGTTCTACCGAATTTGGAATTGGCTCTCCCAGCATTTAAATCTGCAAAATAATTAACAGAATCTTCTTTACTATTAAATTTAGGGAAAGAAGATGATGGTTTACCTTTAGTAAAAAATGCGATAGCTATTTTTGCGGCAGTTCTAGGGTCCTCCGCTTGTTCAGGATTACCTACTAAATCAACACCAATCATATTACCATATTTTCTATAGTTTGCTTTACCTGTAATACCATTCAGACCTCTACCAACATATTTCCATCCGTCACCTGGTTGGTCGTTACCTAATCTAACACCTGAGTCTTTTCCATAAACACAATCAAAAAACTTAGGGTTATCTTTTTTTAGGTGTTTACATTTAGTTCCTCTCTTACCAAAAACACTTTCAATTCTACTATCTGAAGTACCACCATACCCAATCTCTTTATAGGTTCTAAAACCACTTTCTTTATCAATTACTGAAAGAATACCAATTTGGGCTAAAGGGTCTTTAATCCCTTGTTTTTCCATTTCGTCTATAATCAATTTAATAACTTTTTCTTGTTCACTATTAAAGTTTCCTTTTAATTCAACATTTCCAGTTGTTAGATTTGAAGTATTGAAATCTAAAGATGAATCTTTCTTATTGGTGTTACTAACGTCATCTGTTTTATTATCAGATTTAACACCCAAGGCGGCCTTTAATAATAACGCCAAAGGGTTATTTTCGTTCTCAAGTCCATATAAACCCCTGATGTCGTTTTTTTCCTCTTCGGTGATTATTAATTTTTTACGCATAAATTATACTTTTTAAATAAATATCTTACTTATTAAATAAGTTAAATATATTTATCATTATGAAAGTCACCGTAAAACATATCCATTCTGGTATAAAACATAAAGACCACGAGTTTTTTAATAATTTTATTAAATTCTTACAAAATGAGTTACCTCTTAAAGAAGACATCACAATCATGTTTTTAGGTAATAAAAAAGAGGGTATGTCTACTGGTAGCCGTAACAACAAACATGAGTTAAAAGTCCTATCTAAAAATAGGATGAATAGAGATATTTGTAGAACTTTAGCACATGAATGGGTACATGAACACCAATTCAGTGTTTCTAACAAAGAAAAAGGACCCGATATTGGGGGTCCTATCGAAGATGAGGCTAATTCTAAAGCTGGTTCGTTAGTTAAAACTTTTGAGAAGGTTAACCCAAAAAAATTACCTAAAATGTACGAATAATTAATTTTCTACGTAAATCCAATTATCTCTATAATTTTTATTACTTGAACAGAAAACCGCGTACCCATTAACTATTGGTCTACCAGTATTGTAACAACCACAAACAACCCCCCAATTTTCATACCTTTCGTAAAGTTTACTCAACAACTTCATACTCGTCTCAATGTTCAATTCTAAATCGTTTTTAAGAGTTTCTTTGTTAATTTTTCTCTTATTAATATAATTTGCTGTTGAAGGCATAATTTGCATTGGTCCTACAGCCCCTGCACTTGAGGTTAAATATGGGTCATATGACCAATCAAATGGCCCTTGATATCTAGTTTCTAAAAAAGCCACGTTGTAAGCAATATATCTTGGGACATCGTACTCAGAACTATACTTCTCAAGTAAATCGTACATTTTAAGTGATACAGGTGATTTTGGATAACCACCTGACCCACCTATCACCACTTCATTATTATCACATTTAAAAATTGTAGTAATATTAAAATGACTTACCACAACTAAAGTTGAGAGTAATAAAACTACAAATAAAAAAATGTGTTTAACTTTCATAATGTCTATTGTTTATGTTGTCCCCAGACGTTTTTAGCGTATAATCTAAAGATAGAAACCCCAACAGAATCTTCATAAATTGTATAATCACCTGTTTTATTTTCTATAATGATTAAATTACTATTTTCGTCAATAGCTAAACTAACCTCATCCTTAATAATCTTGGTAACCTCATATTTTTTTTCTTTTTTTGTTACCTCATTGTAATAAATACCAACAAAGAATGACGATATTACCGCAAATACTATAATCAAATAAATTAAGGTATGTTTAAAAATAGATTTAAGTTTTTCTTTAATTAATTTTAATTTCTCTTCCATTTTTATTTGTTTTTAATTAACACTAATAACTTCTACTTCAAAAGTCAATTTTTTACCTGCCAAAGGATGGTTTGCATCAATCACTACAGTGTCATCTTTAACTTCAATAACATGAACATTGATTGGACCCATTGGACTCATTCCTTGGAGTCTTTCACCAACCTGTACATTTTCAGGTACTTGAGCTCTTGGAATTTCATTAATCATTTCTTCGGTATATTCACCATAAGCATCGGAAGGTTCAATTTCAATAGTCTTAGTTTCACCCTCAGTTAATCCCATAAGACCATTCTCGAAACCTTTAATCAACATATTGTTACCCAATACGACTTCTAAAGGCTCTCTACCTTCAACCATAGACGAGTCAAAAATTGTACCGTCCTCTAATTTTCCTGTGTAGTGAACTTTAACACTATCACCATTTTCAATTTGTTTCATAATATTTTTTTTATAAGTTTAAGTATAATCACTCGAATAATCAAATACTTTTTCGTATATTTGTATTTAAGTGATATTTATTGAACACATTTAAACTTTGGTATAATGACTAACGAAGAAATTATTGAAGAATTGTATTGGGCTGCTCACATTAGTGGAGTCTTTAATGAATTCAGTACGGAGGTTACCTCAAAACTTTTAGATAAAAATGAAATGGATAGGATTTCTGTTGTTGAAAGTGTTTATTATCAATATGTGAATAACGGATTGATTTCTAAAGAAGGTCAATTGAGGTTATAACCGATATCTTTTCATCAAAACCCATATATTTCCAAGAGTCTTCAACCAAAATAATTAAACCGTCGGGATAGACTTCTTCTGTTAATTTAACATCTGAAACTAAAATTTTGCAATCAATTACAAATGTTAGATTGTTAGTTGAGTATTTACAACTATTAACGTGGATTATACTACCATTACCAAAAAGTAATTCTAAATCTTTTTTAAAAATTTTGTTAAGTAAAACCTCTAAACATTTTTTCATAATTTAAATATAATTTAAAAAATAACTTAATCAATCTATTTGACATGTGGGTTATTATTGTGTATACTTAATAAAAAAAATATATGTACCTAAATATTATTTTAACAATTTTAGTAGTAGTTTTAATTACAATGACTTACATGGTTAATCGATGGTGGAAAAAATACGGATTAAAAATGTTTGACTCAATGGAGCAACTTAAAAAAATCTCACCAAAAAACATGAATACTGATATGAAATCAATGATGTTTGATTTACAAAAAATTATTGGTGGGTGGCATTAAAACATTGATTTTTTAGAAAAAGTGATATATTTATAATAACTATCACTCTCATTGCGAGAGCCTTTATATATATGAAAAAGTGGGGATTTTATCCCCACTTTTTTTTTAATTAAATTTATATTTATTTGGTGTAAATAAACAATAAATTAAAATATTAAAATGGCTAAAGGAAGTAAATTAAGTTCATCTAATTCGATGAAAACATCATTCGGTAAAAAAAGTGTTGGTAAATTAAAAAAGAAATTTGGACCTAAAGAGGAGAAACCAAAAAAATATCGAGGTCAAGGAAGATAATAAGACATGTTAAAATATTTATAAGTAAAGGTAAAAAAATATGATGAGTAATTATTGGAAACCGACTCCTAAAAAATGGAGAAGAATTGGGGACTCTCTTTTAGCGTCAGCAACAGTCTTATCAATTGGTGGGTTGTGGCAATTTGACAACCTAAAAGATATTTTTACCACTATCGAGTTGAAATCAATGATTATATCGTCAATACTATTAGGTGTTGTTGGTAAATTCTTAACAAATTTCTTTAAAGAAGACGACAAAATTGAAGAATAATAAAAAACCCCTCTTTGTGGGAGGGGTTTAATTTGTGACAAAAGAATGGCATTATTATTTAAGGAATTTTATAATCTTTTCTTTGATACCTAACTGTTTAATTCCTTCATTTCCCTTTGGTGTTAGAACAAAGTTATCTAACCCCCAATCTTTCCAACTCTCATCATTTTTACCCATATCTAAGTCGTCAATTGCGACCCAATGAGTAACCTCAGGATGGTCGTGTAAAAATTGTTTAATCTCAATAACACGAGTCATTTCTAAATCCCATTTAGGTGACCAAACCCAAACCATATTATTGTACCAATTACACTGACCCAAATTTTTAGTTAATGCGATTGGTTTTTTGATAATACCTTGTTTCTCGTAGTATTCACCCATTTCCTCAAGGTTAGCCCAATTTTTCCAATCTGATGATGTAACGAGTTCAGCACCAGTTTCTTCTAAGATTTCATTAAGTACCTTAACCGCTTTTTTATTAAAGTTGTCAAATCTATAATCTAATGGAACCTCTTTGTTGGTCATAGATAATTTACGACCACCCCATTTTTTTTGTTTCTTGTGACGACCACCCCACTCTGAGGATAAACAGATTACTCCGTCATGGTCTAAAAATATTACTTTCATTTTTTAATTAAATTATCGAGTTCAGTTTTAACCAAAATAAGATAGGTAACCCAACACCTAATATACCGATAAGTCTAAACAAAAACGTGAAAAACTGATTTGTTTTCGTAACCTTAGCAACTAAAAAAAATGATGAGCTGATAAAACACACAATACTCATCAGCATAATTAACTTTTCCATAGAACAAAGATAATAAAAAACCCCCACTATGAAAAGCGGGGGTTCTATATTTTTTATAATAAAATCAATTTATTTTACTTCCTCAAACTCAACATCCGATGCATCAAAATCGTTTTCTTGAGTTTCAGATGCGGTTTCATATAAATCCTGAGTAATTTTTTGGAATTTACTATTTAACTCCTCCATTAAAGTTTTAACTTCAGAAACATTTTTCTGATTATGTGACTCCTTTAACTTATCGATTGTTGAATTAATTTCCAATTTTTGTTCTTCACTTATTTTATCCCCTAAATCACTCATTGACTTGTTTACTTGGAACAATAAAGAATCTGCTGAGTTAAGTGTATCGGCATCTTCTTTTAACTTCATATCCGCCTCAGCGTTTTGTTCAGCTTCAATTTTCATTTTTTCAATTTCCTCTTTTGAAAGACCTGAAGACGATTCGATACGGATTGATTGTTGTTTGTTGGTCGCCTTATCAATTGCCGAAACATTAATAATACCGTTTGCATCAATATCAAAAGTAACTTCAATTTTAGGAACACCCCTCATTGATGGTGGTAGACCATCTAAGTGGAAACGACCAATAGTTCTGTTATCTTTAGCCATTGTTCTTTCTCCTTGAAGTACGTGAATTTCTACTGAAGGTTGGTTATCAACTGCCGTTGAGAAAGTTTCAGATTTTTTGGTAGGGATTGTTGTATTTGACTCAATAAGTTTGGTGAAAACCCCACCCATCGTTTCAATACCAAGAGACAATGGTGTTACATCTAATAATAATACATCAGTTACGTCACCACCTAATACACCGCCTTGAATTGCCGCGCCAAGAGCAACAACTTCATCAGGGTTCACACCTTTAGAAGGTTCTTTACCAAAAAACTTTTTAACCGCTTCTTGGACTGCGGGAATACGTGTTGACCCGCCAACCAAAATTACTTCATCAATGTCCGATGGATTTAGATTGGCATTTTTTAATGCGGTTTCACAAGGTTTAATAGTTCTTTTAACCAAAGATTCGGTTAAAGATTCAAACTTAGCCCGATTAAGTGTTATAACTAAATGTTTTGGACCTGTAGAATCTGCGGTAATGTATGGTAAATTAATTTCAGTACTTGGTGAAGATGATAACTCAATCTTAGCTTTTTCCGCAGCTTCACGAAGACGTTGTAACGCCATTGGGTCTTTAGTGATATCAATACCATTTTCTTTTTTGAATTCTGACGATAAATAATCAATTATTACTTGGTCAAAATCATCACCACCTAAATGAGTGTCTCCATCCGTCGATAAAACTTCAAATACTCCATCACCTAAATCAAGAACTGAAACGTCATGTGTTCCACCACCACAATCAAATACAACAATTTTCATGTCTTTTGATTTTTTATCCAATCCATACGCCAAAGCTGCCGCGGTAGGTTCGTTAATAATACGAAGTACGTTAAGACCCGCAATTTCACCAGCTTCTTTAGTTGCTTGTCGTTGGGAGTCATTAAAATACGCAGGTACTGTAATGACCGCGTCCGTTACACTTTGCCCCAAATAGTCTTCCGCGGTTTGTTTCATTTTTTGGAGTACCGCTGCGGACAATTCTTGTGGTGAATACATCCTGTCGTCAATAGATACTCGAGGACTATTTTTTTGGTTTACAACTTTGTAAGGGACTTTTTTAACTTCATTTTTAGACTCTTCAAATGAAGTCCCCATAAATCTTTTAATCGAGTAAATTGTTTTTTCAGGGTTTGTGATTGATTGTCGTTTGGCGGGGTCACCAATTTTTCTTTCACCTGAACCAGTAAAACCTACTATGGAAGGTGTTGTTCTTTTACCTTCACTATTTGTTATCACAACAGGTTCACTCCCTTCCATAACCGCGACGCAAGAGTTAGTTGTTCCTAAATCAATTCCTATAATCTTTCCCATATTATTTGTTTTTTAATTTTTTTATTTTATCTCTAAGTTCGATACACTTCTCAAAGTTTTGTTCTTTGATTGAGTTAGATAACTCAGATTCCAACTCAACTATTTTATTTTCGGTGTTTTTAAGTTCGTTAATTCTATCACGAATCTCAACCGCCTTTTCAAAATTCTGAGATTCAATAGCTGAGGATAATTGAGACCTTAAGTACTCAATATTATCCGACTTATCGTAAGATGGTTTATTACCACCAAAACCTTTAGTCATGGTAACAATGTGAGTTGTACCATCTTCACTGGTGTAAGTTGTTTTTGTCCACTCACCATCTTTAGAGTCAATACCCGACTCCATTTTCATGTCAAAATCAAAGTTAAATGATTCAAAACCAAACTTTTTTAATCTCTCGTTTATCGACTTCATCATGTCATCGAGATGTTTATCATTTCTAAATCCTCCAAATAAATCCATATTAATTATTTAATTTTATTTTTTATTTATACAACAACTCTAACAAAAATGTGCCAATTTGTAAATACTGACAAAATGTCATAAATCTAATTTATTTATATAACACAATGTGACAAAATAACATTTTAGTTAAAAAGTATAGTTAAACTTGACCTTTTAATCAAATATAATATATTTATTTCCAATGGTCACATATTTTAGAGATATTACATTACAGAAATTTAAGAAACAAGACATTCGACCATTATTAATCCCCTCTATTGAGGGGATTTTTTTTGCCCTTACGGAAATAAAAATAAACCAAAAATAAAATAAAATGAAAAACACAAAAATTTACAACGAGTTAGTACAGAAGATGAGAGAGTTCTTCTTAGAGAAAGGTTTTGTTGAGGTACCAACACAATCTAGATTATCGATTTTAGCTGCGTGTGAAAATCCGCATTCAGTTAAAACATTTGAGTATGGTGGATTAATTTGGCCACTACCTCAAACAGGTCAAATGTGGTTAGAGTATGAATTGTTAAAAAACCCTGAATGGAATGGAGTTTTCTGCGTATCAACTTCATATCGAGAAGAAAAAAACCCAATCCCTGGCAGGCATGAGTTAATTTTCCCAATGTTTGAGTTCGAATCAAAAGGTACTATGAAAGACTTGATTAAATTAGAAAATGATTTACTAAATCATCTTGGTTTTGATGATGATATAATTGAAGTTAATTATGATGAGGTTTGTCAAGAATATGGTGGAATACCTATTTTAGAAGATGAACACGAAACAAGGATGTGGAAAGAAAAAAGTTCGGTTGTGTCATTACAGAATTTTCCATTAAGAACAAACCCATTTTGGAATATGAAACACGATAAAAACGGAATATTTAATAAAGTTGATGTTATACTATTTGGTCAAGAAACTATTGGTTCTGCGGAAAGAAGTTGTAATGTTGAAGAAATGAGAAATATGTTTTATACCATCGAAGATGGCGGTTATTCCGCCAAGTTGTTTGAACTATTTGGTAAAGAAAGAGTTGAGAAAGAATTAGAAGAGTTCTTATCTTTCACCTTCTTTCCTCGTTTTGGTGGTGGTATTGGAATGACTCGTATGGCGAGAGCTTATGAACTAAATAATCTAGAAGTTTTGGCGGTCTAAAAAAATATTTGTATATTTGTATTATGGCAAAAAAACAAGAACAAGAACATAAAAAATGGGAAAGAGTTTATGAGGATGAAGAAACCATAAGTATATGGAGATACAATTCTAAAATTAGTATGGTAAACCCATATGAGGTTGAAATTAAGTATAAAAAACCTCCAGTGCGTACAAGCGTGAAAAGAACTAAATTAGGGGGTAAAAAGTAATAAAAATAAATTATTTTTATATTTATATATAAAGATATATTATGATTTTAAAACTCGGAAGTAAAGGAAAAGAAGTTAAAGAACTCCAAGAGTTTCTCGGACTAAACACTGATGGTGATTTTGGGCCTAAAACAGATGCTGCAGTTAAAAAATGGCAAAAGAAAAATGGATTAACACCTGATGGTATTGTGGGACCTAAAACATGGGACGCTATGGGGTTAGCAACTACAGATTTGTCAGAAAATGTTTATACCACAGAAAATGGTTTGGTGATTCATAGACACTTTTTACCTATAGGTGAATATAAACAAGGTCCTATTAATGCTGAATGGGTGTTCTTACACCACACGGCAGGTTGGCATAACCCTTACAATACAATTAACAATTGGGGTAAAGATAATAGGGGCGCGATTGCAACTGAATTCGTATTAGGAGGGCCTTCAATTAAAGGAAACGACGACAAATACGATGGAGAAATGGTCCAAGCGTTCCCTGAAGGAAACTATGGTTGGCATTTAGGGGCTAACGGTTCTCAAAAAATGCACAAAAACTCAGTTGCTATTGAAGTATGTAACTTTGGGTATGTTGTTAACGGAAAGGCGTATCAAGGAACACCAGTTGTAGAATCACAAATTGTGGAATTATCAAAACCTTTTAGAGGACATAAAACTTGGCACCGATATTCAGACGCACAAATTAGTAAATTACATAAATGGATTTTATGGATTGGTGAAAGAGATAGTATTGATGTAAGAGCTGGTTTACCTGAATTAGTTAAAGAAAAAGGGGCAGACGCTTTTGAATTTAATGAAAATGCGTATTATGGAAAAGTAAAAGGTTTGTGGACACACACAAACACTAGAAAAGATAAAGTGGATATGTTCCCACAACAGGAATTAATGGACATGTTAATGAGTTTATAAATTAAAAATGGGGGTCAGTGACCCCCATTTCTTTTTTACTAATCTAAGAACACAAGTTCGTTAGTTTCAGGATTCCAATCTATGTGGAATGGTTTGTGAGCGTAGTTGTATCTTTCATTAAGAACCGCCGCGTTGATGTAGTGAGTATCACCATCAAACATATAACCATTACCAGTGTGGATGTGACCACAAAGGTGAATCTTTGGTTTTACAACTTTGATTCTTTCCGCAAGTAACTCACAACCCAAGTGTTCCCCTCTGCGACCCTCAACGGTGTCTACATAACCCCAAGCAGGACCGTGAGTAATTAAGATGTCGGTGTTCATAGGAATCATATCCCACTTAGCCTTTAGTTCTTCACCATTTCTTGGTAAGTTGAACGCCCAATTGTAGAACTCTGGTTGCCATGGACTACCCCAAATCTTAACTGCACTTTGGTAATCGTCACCAAGAACATACATGTCATCTTCGAGGTAATCAATGTGGGGGTAATCCTCCAAAGTTTTTTTAACAAAGTCGGAGTGGTCCTGAAAACCCCAATCATGATTACCAGCGATGAAAACTCTGTGGTCGTAATTACTTAAACTATTCATCCAATCGAAGAAATTCCCCAACTCGTGTTTGTAACCCATACTTGTTGAGTCACCAGCGTGTAGTAACAATTCGCCGCCAGGTAAATCCTCAGTGATTAACTTGTGTTTGTTGTGAGTATCTGAAATTAATGTGATTTTCATATTATATTAATTAGTTAAATAAATTGCTAATAACATTATCGATATAAACCATAAACCGACAATTATCATCGGTGTATTATCCTTAAAAAAATTTTTCATAGTACAAATATAGTTAAATTTATTAATCCCACCAACCTTTTAAACCAGAACCATCAAATTGTTTGTAAAAATCGATGTTTTTATCAAACTTTACATAATCTTGACCTTTAAGAATTTCACAAAACTCTATCCACTCGCTATCGCTAATTTCACGAGCTCTTTGATAAACTTTACGGTTATGTTCAGATTCTTCTTCAGAAAGCCTATCAACCCAATAGTATGTTTTTTCATTTTTTTCACCTAAAGGATTATCGATAGTCTCACCTGTCTCAACAAAATCATTCATGTCAAATCCTCTGGAATAAAGTTCTCCAAGTTCCGCCTCAGCCATGTCAATAAACAAATCATTGTTATAATTTTGAATGATTTGAACCGCTCTACGTATCTTCTCCACTTTCTTAAGACGAGATTCATCAACCTCCAAACCGTCTTTTTCTAGTCTATCAGACATATGAATTAGCGCTGACTCCATAAACATTAGCATTCCGTGATGGTCCCACCAATAATGTTGTGATAATCCCTTTCGGAATCTCCAAACATTACCTAAAAAACGACCAATATCATAGCGGAAAAACTCGTAAGTTTTGTACCACCAAGTTTCACGACGAATCAATTTTTTTAAACTTTTTTCAAAAGTAGGTGCAAATTTTATTTCCATAACAATAGATTTTTACAAAGATAATAAAAATAATGGAAATAAAAAAGGGGAGTAGCGAATTCCCCTTTAATTTGTTACCTTAACAGTAACGGTCCTAAAAGTCCCCCGTAAAGGAGGATTATTTTTCTTTAACTAACACAAGACATCTTTTTAGATATTCTTTTGCCCTTGGAGTGGGGTCATTGTGTTTTAAAACTTTTTCAATATCCTTAACTAACTCTTCACCGTGTTCGTTTTCACGATAAAGCTCTATTACTTTGTCCATTGCTTTAACACACCCACCATTTGTTTCGTCAAAATAGTTTTTATTTCTAAACTTATTTAAATGGTTCATTAAACTATAAGATAAATGTTCTCCACCATCATTAATGTCAGGATGTAACCTCAAAGTTCTTAACATATCTAATGTATCTGTCATACCATTAATACCACCATCTCTCCTTAAAAGTTTACCAGCATATGGTTTAAAACTATCGGATGGACCTACCATATCATTTAATGGAATTACATTACGTGAAACACATCTTTGTTTTTTTTCTGGCTCACCATTTGGACTAACTTGTTCTAAGATGTATTTTCTAACAATCTTACGAATTTCTTTTTCGTTAATTATAAACTTACTCATATATACGGTCTTTAAACAATAAATATTTCATAATTTGTAATTATCCATTATTCAAGGTATTTATATTAAAAGGTTTAAAAACATAAACTTTAAATACCAAAATATGGACGATGAATCCAATAAGGACATGGAGGAAGATATTCCTCGAAAACATATCTGTGAAGTTTTTAATGCTTGGAATGTTCTTCAATCCATTTGGGTTCGATGCAATACAATATTATCTTTTTACTCTAACAAACAGTATATTCTACGCCAATTTAATCTTGTATTGTATCTCGGCAGTATGTTTTGGCTTATACTTTTACTTTCAAAAACTTTCTAAATAAAATGACACCATTAAATTTAATAACAGAAACCAAAATATCTAAAGAATTAGAGTTTCATCTAAATGAAGGTTTATCTTTAACCGAAAACGTTTATAGACCATATTCTGAAAACTTTTTTAACTTAATTAATGAAGTTAGAAATTTGTATAATAAAAATTTAATACAAATTGGTTTAGATGATAGATGGTTAGTTGAGTCTGATTTTGGAAAACAAGTTAAATTATCGACAGGTAAAATAGTTAGATTAGAGGTACCCTATATTGAGGAATCTATCAATGAGGCTGAATACCAAGGTAGAAAAGTACAATTAGGAAAACCTATGAGAAATTCAGGTGGTGGTAAAAAATATGTGGTATATGTTAAAAACCCATCCACTAAAAAAGTAAAGAAAATCTCGTTTGGTGATGTCCATGGAGGACTAACCGCTAAAGTCTCAAACCCAAAGGCTAGAAAGGCTTTTGCATCTAGACACAATTGTAAAGCTAAAAAAGATAGAATGACTGCAGGGTATTGGGCGTGTAGAATTAATAGATACGGTCATTTATGGGGCGGTAAAACTTATGGGGGTTATTGGTAATGTCAAACAGAGTATTAAAAAGAATCGTTCAAGCTTATTTAACAAAATTTGCGGAGCCCAAAATTAAAGATTTAACTGGCGAGGACATTGTATTGACTATTGATAACATAAAAGAAAACAAATACAAAGAAATTGTTGTATTTGTTCAGACCGAACCGCAAACTAATGATAAAACAATTGAAAAGATTATTAAACATTATGTTTATATGGGGTTAGATTTTGGGGGTGAAGATTCAGTATCTTCAAGAGTCATTATTAATTATCAAACACCTGTTTGGTTTGAGGATAAAACTCCTTATCAAGAAACCATTAGTGAAGATAAAAAAATTAGAGTTTTTACCGAATCTGTTGACGATGGTGAATTAAAGTGGCACAGAGATAAAGAAGACCGAATTGTTAAGGTTTTAGAATCTAATAACTGGAAGGTACAACTAGATAACGAATTACCCGTTATTTTAGAGGTTGGTAAAAGTTATTTAATTCCTGAAGGAGTTTTTCATAGAGTTATAAAAGGAAATGGAGACCTTAAAGTCTCCATAACGTTCATTTAATTATTTGTCGAAACGCTCAAGTGCGTTTTTGGTGATAAAAACAATTTCACAATTTTTAAAATCTTCTAAATTTCTTGAATTGGTGTATGACATTGCCGACCTTAAATAGTCGTTAAAATTATCAACCCATTGACTTAAAGTATATTCTACTTTGTTAGTTTTACTAATACCTTCAGACGTTGTTAATTTTAATTTACCCCATTTTCTTTGAACTTCTTTAGTACTCATACCTCTAAAGTTTTTATACATATATTTTCTTAAAAAAGGGTATTTAATCCATATTGTATTACTGATATTCTCATTAAGAGGTATTAAATTAAATAATTTTGTTTGAGAACAAGACTCTAATGTTTTATTTAATATACCACCTAACATTACATAATCAGCACCTAGTGCTAACGCCTTAATAATATCATCGTAATTTTTAAATCCACCATCGGCGACTATTTTTGTTTTGTAATTATTAGTTTTCTTTAATTTAAAACTTTCGTTAATTAGTGACGCCATAGGGTAATGAATACCTGTATTCGCGGAAGTTAAACACCCTGAACCACCACCAATACCAACTCTAACATAGTCGACACCTATTTCAGATAAAGTCGCATATGTTTTAGGATTTGCCACATTACCAACCATAAGTTTATGAATATTTTTTTTGTTTTGTTTCACGAACTTTTCACAAAGATTATGTAATTTTTCAATATGGCCGTTTGCAATATCAACTAAAATATGAACAGGTTCATCCGCTTCCATAATAATTTCATTATATATTATTAAATCAAAATCTTCCAAAGATAGTGACCAAAAAACATCATTAATCTGAGACTCACCTCTAGGTAGACAAACAACCATATCTTTATTTAAGAATTTAAAATAGTTTTCATTATCTACAACAGTATCCATTGGTGACACAATTAAAGGTAATTTTTTATCTTCTGTGAAAATATTAATTTCTTTACGACTTGAGATAGATGATACTATTTCAGGTACAATAGTAATATCTTTAAAATCAAACTTCTTTTTATTCATGTTCTTCATTGTTTTCTAAATCTATTGTTTGTTGTATTTTTCTTTTACCTCGTTCACTTATTGGAATTGGGTTACCTTCATTGTCAATTGAGACAAATCTAATATTTGTTTTTAAAATTATTGTTTGTGACCCAGTGTAAACATTATGTGCCCTAGCTTCCATATAAAGTGTTACTGAAGTATTACCTATTGAGGATGGTTTTCCGTATATTTTAAGTAGTTGACCTTCCTTCGCAGGTTTTTCAAAAAAACATTTATCGATTGATACTGTGACCATTCTTGGTGTGTCACATAATTGCATCGAATATCCTGCCGCGGCAGCGTCAATCCACGCTAATAATTTTCCACCGAAGAGATTTCCGTGGAATCCTAAGTCGGATTTTTTGATTGGGTGAGTGTTTAGAAGTTCCATAGGTAAAGTATAATGAAACAATTCCTTAAAAAAAAGTATTTATAGGATATGTTGTCAGAAAAACAAATAGAGATTACTAATAAACTATTGTCTAATAAGGTTTTTACTTATAGAGGACCTATGTTCTCAAGTATTCGACACCAAATAGATTTTGACTATACCATTAGTTTATCAGGTTATAAACAAATGATTACCATCGGTGAATATATGCACTACCTTAAAGTTGATGTTAATATTATTAAATTAAAAAGTGATTTTATAAAAAGATTGAATGATGGTGATGCGGTAAAACTCGTGATAATGAATAGTGATGTGAATTATAAATTACTTGAGGAAATTAAAGATATTTTAACTATATTTGCAGGAACTAATGTTAGAGTCTTATTATCAAATATCACTGTTGATGATAAATTAAAAGAGAATATTATTAGGTATAGTTTAAACAAAAAAATAATTAGTGAATCAAAAATGAATAAAGAAGCTATTAGAACTGTTGTTAAAGATGTTATTACTAAAGTTAAAAATAAAAAAAGAGGTTTTTTTTATTTACCTGACGATTATGAAGAATATTCTTTTAGTAGACCACCATTTGATTTTAGTGTTGAATTAACTCTAAAAACAGATAAAAAAATTGACAGGTTTATGATTAATGGATACTATGTTGATGGGGAACAAGTTGTTGAAATTTTAGTAGTTTTTAACCCAAATAAAATACAATCACAATTATATGATTTAGTTGGTGAATTAAACGAACTATTAGGTCATGAACTTGAGCATGGTATGCAAGAATATAGGGGTGAATTTATGGATAAAGATGAAGAGCCCGAAGAGTCTTTGGCTTACTACTCACAAGAGCATGAAATACCTGCACAATACCAAGGTTTTAAAAGATTATCAAAATTAACCAAAAAACCTATAAAGGATGTTGCCAAAAATTGGTTTGATAATAATAAAGACATACACGGTTTAAATAATGATGAAGTTAATCTTATTATTGATAAAATTTTAAGTTATAAACAATAATGGGTAAATTAGATGCGGTAATAAAATACCTTGAGAAGATTAAACATAGGAAAGGTAAATACCTTATAGAGTTTAACAACTCAAACATAAGGGACGATGAATGGATTGCAACAGATTTAAATGTTATCCCAACTGAAGATTACACATCTTACATATACGATATATTTTATGATTGTGCGGTCCCTGACATTACCGATGAGATAAAAAAAATTATAGGTATTGACGATAACCTTGATATCGATATATTCCAAACTCTATTTAATGGTGAGGAAGTTAGTATTTCTAATTATTCAATATCCGATAAGTTTGTTAAAAAATTAATGAAAGGTGTTAAATATCATTCAGGAAAATTAACTAGACAAATGTATCTTAATCGACAAATAGCTGAAGTAACCTTTATTTGTGATTATGATTTATCTAAGGTTGAACCAAATGAGGATGAGACTGGTTTGACATTTTACTATGATGGTAAAGTTACGGACTTTTTAATCAATGGTGTTTCACAAGAAGTGACTGACAAGGATTTTGCTGAGTTTATATGTGGTTCATTACCATTTGTGTTTGATAACGAAAGAATTAGTAGTACTGATGTTGCTTGGAGTTTATTAAACGACGATATGGATTCGAGGTATTGTGACTATTACGTATATGGTATTTTTTACTACACTGAATTTTTAGGGATAAAAGTTGACTCACAAAACCACGATGTTGGTCTTGATTTATTTACATCAAAAATTGACGACTTTGTTAACGGTGATTACTAAATCTCTTAATTAATTTACCAAACAACTCTCTAACTAAAACACCAGCAACGGTTAACAAACCAAAAGAACTTAGTCTTAACGCAATTTCTTTATAATCTGAAGAACTTATAACACCACTATTAACTGATTCATAAATTATTGGTATAATTGGTATTATAAATGCATAAGACATAATATTTGTTACCTTATGTAGGGTTATATTTAAACTTGTAATAAAATCAACAAACGTACTTTTTAACTCACCACTTTTTTTAAGTAATACGCCAAATTCATCATACAAACCTACTTCTTTTATTTTACCTAATATTTTTTTTACGGTTTCTTTATTATCAATATAGTATAGCGAAATAACACCAGTTATGATTAAACTTAATTCCATATCACTTAATTCAGGGAATTTACCTGCAATAAAATCGTTTAATGGACCGACAAAACCACCAATACTAGCTCCCCATGTTAGTAAGAATTCTAAATTCATACCCATTTGTTCTGAAGACATTTTTATAATTTTTTTGGTAAATTCATAACTACCTTTAATTATTTCTCCAAAACTATCATTAATTGATTCTTTTAAAATCAATTTTTTTTGACCCTCGTTTATTAAAATGGTTTTGTTCATATACTAATAAATACTTTGATACTATTTATTATTAAATATTGCGTTAAATGATTAATCCCGAATTAAAAGTTGGTGACAGAGTTGTTATTTTACATATGGAAGATGAAATATCAACAATTCCTCCAGGTACCGCTGGAACTGTATTAAGGCACTCAAAGTTATTTGGTGATGACCAATACTATGTAAAATGGGATAATGGTGGTCTATTGGCGATTATATCAAGTGTTGATATGTGGGATACTGAAGAAAATATTACTAAAAGAAAAAAAAACAAATTAAAAGAGTCTGAGTTTAAATCGGTTATTAAAAATAATAGTAAAGAACAAAAATTACTTAAAAAAAGTAAAATGGTTGAAAGTATTCTTGAAATGAATATTGATAGTTTTAAGAAAGTGATTAGTGGTAGTAATGCCGATGTATTCAAATACTTTAACGCTCAGTTCTTAAGAAAATATTTGTTAACTCTTAGAGACTCAGGTATTACCAATATGTTCGCGGCATCACCTTATCTTTATATTGGTAGGGAAAGACTTAAACACGAGTTCAAATACAAAGATATCCCTAATGAAGAAAAATTTGACGAGTTGTTAGATATGGCAGACCAAGCTCAATCAGAAATGGTTCATGGAATTATTAAGTATTTGGAGGCTAACGGTAAGGAAGCCGATTTACAACAAATCAATCGTGAACTAAGAAGATTCTCTCAGGCGGTGGTTCAAAACTATATGTTACTCTTCTGAGTTAAAGTCAAAATCAAATTCCCAATCACCTTCATCATTTTTCATTGGTGTTAATGATAATTCTAAAAATACGGGATTTTGTTCACCAAAATAACCACCCTTGATATTATAATCAAAGAATTCTTCGGCTTCAGACCAAGTCATTCCATCTCTTTCTTGGAGAATTGAAATGATTTTATCTTTTGAGTATAACATTCTACGACCTGTGCCAAATTCATCTGTTATACCCACAATTGCCGATTCAAGACCATCTAATAATATCGCCCCTTCAGCATATTCATTAATATCTACTTTCATACTATAATTATAATTAAAACATTCTTACCTATCAATATATTTATAACTAAAAGAAAGACATGAATGCATATTTTTTCAAGATGAATAATGAGGAGAAAGAAAATATCCTCGACAAACACAAAGAGTTGTATAATGGTTATGCAACAAATAATGTTACTTCAAACATGCAACCATTATATACCCAAGATTACGCCAATGATAAGGGTGGTATTACTGTTAACAATCAAGGTGATGTTATGACTTATAGGAATATGGGTATAAATGAAAGTGTTACAGAAAATGAGGATATCGTTGATGATGAATACTATATGAGTTTAGGTGAAAAATTAGATATGATTGGTGACGGTCCATACGATTTACCAAACGGAACTGTAGATGTAGATGATACTGAAAATGAAATTATGGTATTAATGAGTCCTGAAACTGATGGTGAATATTTTGACCATGATTTGGATGATGACGATAATTATGAGGATAATTGGGAAGAAGATGTTTTTGGTGATGATTTTGACGAAGACGAAATGGGTGAAATCTCTTTTAATATCCAAGAATCAATTGATATTTTTAATAGATTTAAAAAATATAATTAAATCTTGTCTTTTTAATATTTTATAGATATTTCTTTGTTATAAACACAACTAATTAATAATAACATGGAAATTAAAGAATTAGTATCTTATTACATAAATGAAACATCAGAAATACTAGAAGTTACTTTTAGATTAACTATTGATGGTGATGATGAAATAAGAACAGACCAAATACAATTAGATGAAGTAACGTCTTTTGGGTATAATTTTGATGATTTTACTGAAAGTAATTTAATCGAGATGTATAATGAAGACGATGATGATGAAAATAATGATGAGTTCTTCGGTAGTTTTTTTGATGACGATGATGAGTTAGACCAAGAAGAAATAATATCGTTTTTAAATGAATATTATCTAATATATTCGGATAGATTACCAAACCCTGATTTTTTTTAAATTAAAGACCTGTCATTGACAGGTTTTTTTATTTTATAGGTATTTATTATTATGAGAACCGATGTAGACTATATTATTTCATTAATGAAAGAATTTACCCCAAGCGATGGTAATGGTGAAATTGGTGAACAAGACGCAACCTCTAATTCTGGTGGTGGCGGCGGTGGTACATACCCCACCGTAACCAAGTGGAGTAGTGGTAGAAAATTTGGTCCAACCTATAACCCCGAACAACAAAAATGGAATGGTAATGGAATTGCAAGAGGTAAAGCAAATACTTTATTATAAAAATAATTTTTTTATTGTTTCAAAGTATTTATATGTTAAATAAGTAAATTAATGAGTGCACTACAATTTCAAGGAGTATCCGAAAACCTTAAGTATATTTTTACTAATAGAGGAATGGTGCAAACAGGTGACTATTTCCAAAATAACGGAAATGTTATTAATTATACTTTTGAAAATTTACCAATAGCCATTGATATTTTAAAAGAACACAAAGAACTTTACTACAAATTAAATAAAATATCTCTAACAGAATACGCGAATTCATCTAGAAAGTTTTTATACCAATTGTTAGAAATATTTGAATTAAAAAATAATGTTAGCATTATTAAAGAATGGGAAGAACAATTTGGTTCTAAACTATTGTTAATTAATGAATCTGTTGACAAACTAATTGTTGAATCCCGTATTAATGAATCTTGGGAAAGTCTTAAAGTTCTTTTAGAAGCTTGGTACAATCCATTTTCTTGGGATTGGAAAGGTGGTGTTGAAAGAGCTGGTAAATGGATTGGAGACCAAGCTAAGGGTGTTGTCGATTGGACTAAAGACCAAGCAAAACAAATTAAACAAAAAGGACTTGTACAATGGGGAATTGATAAAGCCAAAAACGTTTGGAATTCAGTTAAAAACGCAGTCTCAAAAGCTTGGAACTGTCTAACTAATAACTTTGTTGAGTGTTTAATGGAAGGACTTAGAAGTGCCGTCTTCTCAGCTGTTGGTATGGGTGTTATGACCGCAGTTACTTTTATACCAGGTGTGGGTCAAATTGCTGATAGTATTGTTTTTGGTTGTCTACTTATTTGGGACGTTTATAAAATGTTAAGTGGAAAATACGAAAGTGGTGAGTACAAATGGAGTTTTGCGGATATTATTATTGATGCGGTATGTCTACTATTACCCGCTTTGGGTGGAATACTTAGAGGGGCACTTAGAGGTATTAAAGGTGGTGCTGAATTAGCGGTTGCTGCGGCAAAAAAAGGTGGTGTATTGGCTAAAGCGGTAAATTTACTTAAGGGAGGTATTTCTAAAATAGTTGGTTTTATCGGTAAATCTGCGACTTGGATTGGTGAAAAATTAGGTATTACGTGGTTAAAAAATTTTGGAACTAAAGCCACTTCATTCATGGAAAAAACAGTACAAGAATTAGGTGGTGCAACAACTAAAAGTGCTGAACTCGCGACCGTTAAACAACCAGGGTTAATTCAAAAAGCGGGTACCAAACTTTCTGATGCTGGTAAAGGACTTAAACAATTTTCTAAAGACTTTAAATTTACTAAACCATGGCCTGTTGTCGCTAAAAAAACAGGTCAAACAATAATATTAACTGGTGCATTATGTGCGGCATTAGGTCTTGATGGATGGACCTGTCACCACAAAGTTGAAAGCGGTGAAGTAACACCTGAAGATGTTGAGGCAGCAAAAAAATCTCTAACATCTAAAGAAAATGTTAATCGATTAAATCAATTAAGTGATACTGAAATTGCACAAATTGGTCTCTTTTAAAAAAAATAAAAATATGAAAACAGAAATTATAAATGAAGAATTAACCAGAGTTAAATTACTTATGGGTTATGACACTAAAAAAACTTTAACTGAAAATACAGAATCTTTATTAAGTGAACAACTTTGGAAAGTTGCTTTAGAGGATATGTCTAAAGTTATGAGTAGAGATAGTGAAGCCGCTTTGAGAAGTCTTGAGGGTGGGTTTAGAGAAGGAACTGCTACTTGGAAAAATATGGTTACTGTAGATGGTGTTAAGTTAACTAAAACCGCTGATGTATTAGAAGCGGTTAGATTAGGTAAATTAGGACCTTCAGGAACTGGTGAAGTGGCTAAAACATTATTTTTAAGAGGAAGTAGTTTAGAGATGAGAACTGCAGGTGCTGAAGCAATCACGTCTATGGGTAAATTTGGAGAAAAATACGCTGGAAAAAGTAGAGAACAGATTGTAGAAAGATTATTACAAGACACTAAATATACTAGAGAAGAAGCTGAGTTATTGGCGGACACATATTTGAAAAAAGGTGGTAAGAAGATAGTTCCAGACCCTGTTCCAGACCCTATCCCTACCCCACCACCACCTATACCAAATAGACCACCATGGTGGGATAAAATTAAAAATTTACCATACAAAAAGGCTATTAAATATTTAATTGGTGCGGGTATTTTATATTGGTTGTGGCAATACTTAACCTCGAATGAAGAATCTCCATTTCCAGCTTGTTTAAGAAATAAACTATCAGGTGACGACGCTAAGTTAATCCAAGAAAAAGGTTTAGATAATGCATTAATTATTACAAAAACAGGTAACGATGATGTTGATGCTGCTGGTGGTGCTATATTCTATGATAATGGAGATTGTGAATCACTTAATGGTAGATATGATGGTAAATGGGAAGGTGAAGGACCTATAATAATTACAATTGGTAGTAAAGAATATATTATTGAATGTGGTGGTTCACCAGTACCCCCACCACCACCTCCCCCACCAACATCAAAGTGTAAACCATGTAGTTCATTCCCAATGGAAAAATGGTGTAAGAGTGATAAGATTGAAGAAATCCAAAATTGTATTGGTGCTAAAGTAGATGGTTGTTATGGACCTGAAACTGAAGGTAAATTAATTGATAAGGGTTATCCTACAACAATTACTAAAGATGTATATGATAAAATTATTAAAAATTGTGGAGGTTCATCGACAGATGACGACAACAGTTTTATACCTAATATTGTTACGGGCGACGAACTTTAATTATTAATAATAATATTTATAAAAAAAAAGAATATGAAAGACAATATTTCAAAAATAGTTAAAAAAGTTTTAATAGAACAAGGTTTAAATAACGATGGAACATCAAATAAAGAAGCAAATAAAATACCTAACGGAGATTTAAAAACCGCATTTGTTTCAGGTTGTTTTCCACAAGACACTATAGCTTATGATTTTGGACAAGAAGGTACGTTATTATTATTCCAAAATTCTAAAAAAATATCAGGATACCCTATGGTTAAAATTTTCCCACAAAACGCTGGTGAATCTGAGGGTAAATTAGAATATTGGGATTCAGGGTTAACTAAAAAGAGCCCTGGAAATTATAAATGGAATTGTGCATTCTTGAGAAAATTAGTTGAAGATGGTATGAATGAAGAGTTAAGGACGTTTGTTAATGACGTTACAACTTCTAAAATAGCTAGAATTTATACTTATGGTGATACAAATGTTAAGAATACAGATAAAGTAAATGGTACGTGTAAATTAACTAAGTTAAGTGACTTTATTGCAACTAAAAAAGAATTAGGTTCTAGAGCTGATGTTAAATCATTAATGGAAAAAGGTTCTCCTTATATTTGGGTTTGTAGTCAAGGTGCGAATGTGACTGATACTATAGACTATTGGGTTAACACAATGGGGTATCGTGAATGTACGTCACAAGATTTAATCGCTGGAGCAGCCTCTATTGACCAAAAAGAAGTTAGTGGTGTAAAATTATGTAAAGAAAAGGTTGGTGCTAAAGGGGTTAAAGAAAACCCTATATATACCAACATTGTTAATTTTACTGCACAGATTGAACAAGGTGCGACTAAAGAGGCTTGCCAAGGATTAATTACAAATTATTATGAAGCGGCACAAAAGAAATTACCTATTCCGCAAAATGAGGTTGATGCTGCTAAAGACTATCTTGTTGTATGTAGAGATGATGTAACAATTAAAAAAGATAATTTGTTCAATAGAAGCTTTAGTAAAAAGTTAGCTGAACTACAGTACTTCCCAACATATAAGTTTAGAAATGGTACTACAGTTAGCTACAAATTATCAACTGGTAGTGAATCCCAAATTAGAGAATCAATCTTAAAGAAAATTATTAGAGAAAACTTAAATGAGTTATCTGAAGGTAAAAAAAAAGCGTTAATCGAAGAAAATAATATAATCCAAAAAAGATTTCAAATTATTGCTGAATCAGGAAAACCAAAAACAAAAAAACAAAAAGAAAAGTTTGCGGATGACTTAATTTATGAAATGTTTTATTTAAACTCGCAAGGTTTTAATAATACACTAGTTACTGAAGGATTCATGGATATTGTTAAAGGTCTTTTTGGTAACGCTGGTGAAGGTATCTTTAATACGTTAAAAGAAAGATTCGCGCAATTTTTAGTCGAGAAATTAACTCCAATGGACCCTAATGGATATATCGCGAATATAATCGTAGTTGGGGTTGGTAACGTACCTATTGGTGATTATTTTAACGGAAAAATATTTAAATGTGATTATCTTAGTGATTTAATTTCTAAATCAGTTGGTGAAGGTATCGTAAGAAAAATACAAAATGATAAAGGAATGGAGGGCCCTGTTTATGACATCATCAGAAACTCATTAATCGAGACATTTGAGGACACTGAGTTTGGTCAAAAACTTGAAAACTTTATTGGTGATTTAATTTGTCCATCATTAAGTGGTATTCAGGATAAAATGAACATGGCTGGGGAGGTAATGAAAGAAAAAGCATTATCATAAAGAAACTATCGGAGTAAAATCCGAGTGTGTATAAACCATCTAAAAGAAAGGGGGTAGTTCACATCTAGCAAAGGGTATCGAAAGATACCCTTTTGTTTTTTACGAATACGATTTTTTAAAATCATCCCAAATATCAGAAATTGATGGGTTGATTACATCAGAAAATAATGTGGGTTCATAAGGTCTAATTTGTAATTTCATATTGGCCTCTTCAGGAGTTTTATCCCCCTTTTTCCTATTACATGGCGAGCAACAAGTTACAAGGTTAGTCCAACTATTATTACCCCCTTTAGATTTTGGGACAACGTGGTCTATAGTTAAACTTCTTTTTGAACCACAATAAACACATTGATGGTTATCTCTTTTGAAAATCCTATTACGATTAATCTTTAAGTTTTTAACTCTATATCTAACATAATTTAATAATCTAATAATCACAGGTCGAACAAAAGTTTGGTACCCTGCAATAATAGGGTTATCGGATGATTTTAAAATCTCCGCTTTACCTTTACTAACCAAAACGAAACCACGTATAACTGTGGTTACATTTATTGGTGTATAATCAGAATTTAACACTAAAACTTTATCCATAATTAATTGTGTACAAATAATACCTTATCAATTTTAGATATTGTTGGTGACAAATTCAACACTTCCTCAAAATAACCCCAATCTGCATGATATTCTGAGGAGTTAAAACCTACTTTTTTGGCTAATTCAGATTTAATAACTACGTTACCCATATCAATGAAACCTCTTTTTAATTCACTTTTCATATAACCATAAGTTGATTCGTTACTGTTTGACTTTGTTTTGTGGGAATGTATTAAATCAAAATAGATAAAGTCCTCATTTCGTTTACTAATTTCCTCAACCATATTTGGGGTGTAATAATTATCACCATTGGTTAACAAGACATAGTCACTTGTCACCACATTCTCTAACGCCCATTTTCTTAAAAAATGACCGTAATTCTCAGTTCTAACTGGATGTTCTATAAATGTAATTCTATTTGTGTTTACATATAATTCTTTTTCAAGAGACCTTTTTAACTTTTTATTTGGTCCATCATGAATTATAAATAACCTCCATTTATCACAAGTTTGTGACCTAATGGAATTTATGAAACATTTTAAAATGTCCGTTTGTCCGTATGTTACTGCAATTATATCGACCATTTTTTCAAATGTTTTATTTTAGGGTTTAGATACTTGTTATTATATACGTCCCCGCCATTAGTAATTGGTGTTATTGGGGTTTCGGTTTTCCAAGAAGAATATACTTGTGATAATTGGTCCCTACCACTAAATGACTTAATCTCTTCCCACCAAGTATTATTAAAATTATTTACATTTTTAATGTTTTTTCGAACCATGAATCCTGATTGATATAACCCCATTTTTTTAGGGAATCCCTCTTCACGATACTTATTCATTTGTGAATCAACAACGTCAGAATAATCTAATTTCATGAATTTAATAATTTTAGCCTCATCATATAGACAATTCCTTACATCATGTTTATAACACATAATTAAATTATTAGTGATACCTATTTCCTCAACCATTTTTTTAGTGTCTGAGAATTTGTAAGAAAAACAATTATCAATCCAAACACTGACATCGTGGTTTGGTAATACAATATGTGGATGGGTTTTTACGTACCTTGATTTTAGACGATTGTCCATATCATTACCTAAAAAATCAACATGATTGATTTCCCAAACGTTTGATTTGAAGTATTTGTTATCCGTAAATAAGATATAACGGACATTTGGGTCAACAACTTTTGGGGTCCATAAATCATCATAACCCCCAATATTTACACTATATACTACAATCTTCATTACTTTTTAATCACTATATTATATTCTCTCCAGATATCTCTATCAAACACTATTAATGGTTTTTCACCGTGTAAATTCTTATCATAATCGAAAGAATCTTCTGGTGCTGACATAGGTAAAATTTCTGAAAAATTACTATCGGTGATTTTTTTAACCATATTCACAGAATAATCTAACCCTAGTAAGTAATCTTCTTTAATCTTTTTTAAATGTATTTTGTTTTTGTGACCTTCCCAATCTGAATAAAATGTTTTTAAACCAAGTGAATTAAGATAGTCATCTTCGTCAAAAAAAGGTAGTGCTAAAAAAACATATTTTGATGAAACCCTAATACATTCTAATAATGCCTTATGACCCATATCTTCTGTGGGGATATGTTCAATTACGTGAGAAAATATTACTAATTCAAATGACCCATCTTCAAAAGGTAGATTAGTTGCATCAGCAACCATCCCATTGAATCCTTGTTTAATAAATTTATTTACATTCGTCTCATTAATATCAACCCCCAACCCATCTTTAGGTGAAAACCCAAATTTATTTGAAATGTCAAATGAACCTCCGACTTTACAACCAACGTCTAAAAATTTATATGTCATAGTAAATGTTTTTTATCTGAAGGGTCACCACCACGATACCAATGTTGTAAATAAAGACCTTTCATTAACCCAACTTTTAATCCTGCTTTTGTAAATTTATCATGAATATCGTTATCAACCGATAACATTTTCTCTTCTTTAAAACCACCAACACGTTCCCATTCTGATTTTCTGATTAAAATCATTACACCACTTAAAGGACCACTTTTTGTTATGTCCATAACTTCGGTCTTATATTGATTCCATAAGTTCTCACCAAAATCACGGTGGTATTTTTGGTCATTGTTTTTACCATCTACTTTAGGTGCTATTTGATAACCACACCCAATTCTATTAGTATAACAGGTGAATAAAGAATAGGATGGGTTTGATTCGATAACTTCCTCAATCCTACTACCAAAAAAATGTGATGTGTGAACTGAGTCACCATCAATAAAACAAACCCAATCATTTGAACGAACCAAAGACATTGTTTCATTGTAGGACTTACCAATATTTTTATCTGAATTCCAAGGTATTACATGAAAAACTCTATATTTTGGTATTATAAATGTATTATTTGGCATTATGTCTTATATTTTTAAATATCTGAACTAAAAATAGTTTAGATGGCCTATTTATAAATAGATTGTGTAGTATTTTATGAAACTAGTTATTGTTAGCACTTTTTGGAATTCTGAAAAATTTATAGAGGATTGTATAAAATCAATTAAAAATCAATATTTCACAAATTATATAGCGTATTTTATTGACGATATGTCAACAGATAATTCTTACGAAATTGCAAAATCTGTTATCGGTAATGACGACAGATTTAGACTAATTAAAAATAATACTAAAAAATTTAAAGCTAAAAATTTTATTGACGTTATACATAACAATCCTGAAATAGAATGGAATGATGTTATTATTGAAATTGATGGTGATGATAAATTGAGTGATAATTTAGTTTTAGGATTAATTAATAAAATATACACCAATAATGATGTTTGGATTTGCGGTTCAAGATGGGTTGATACTAGTGGTAGAAGTATGAAATATGGTAAAGCAAACGCAGATAAAGCTAGAAGTTCCGCTTGGAATTTTTCACACATGAGAACATATCGTTCTT